TCGATATTGATCTCAGACTCAAGATCAAATTCAGAAGTCAGAAGCAGATCCTGCGTGTAAGGCACAGCGCAAGTCAGGCGGAAAGGAGTCAGAGATTCGGAGCCGTAAGTGCTGGCATCCGGAGTTCCGGCCTTAGTTTCGCCTTCATTTGTCACAATCGGAATTGACTGACGTGTTGGCATCTCAATGGATTTCTTACTGATGGTCCGGACCCGGGCAATGTTCCGGATAGGAGATATTTCAGTAATCTTCCGGATGATCTGATTATCAAATTCAGTATCCGTGAGATATCCACCGGCAGGATCGATATCAGACCGCAGGGTTTTAAGATCCTGAAGTGTTTTCCTGTTATCTCCGTCAAAGCGATCATCTGTTTTACCAAAGCGAACATAATTTTCGATCGCTTTATATTCCGCAGAATCATGAAGAATGATCTCGCTGCCTTTGCCTGTTCCCATACGTGACAACTGAAGCTCAAGAGCTTCAATCTGTTCTGCCTGCTCGTCAAGAACCTTGAGCTTTTCAGCATGCTCTGTAACAAGCTTCTGATTCTTTTTGAATTCATCAGAATCCAGAACAGTATTGATTTTTTCCATACGCTCTTTGAACTCGGCCGAAGTGATCGTTTTAAGATCGGCCTTTTTAACAGTTTCCTGGAGTTCCTGGAACGCAGAGATTACATCAGCAGGTGTGTAATCTTTCATATTAGCCGGTTTACACGTACATTCGGATTTTTTATGTCCGCATTTTTCACATTTTTCCATGGCTTTTTATTCCTCCTCAATTTCAATTTTCATAGTTTTAAGTCCTTCAACAATACTGCCCCAGTCATAATCATTATCAGAATCACTCTGATCCTTGCTGTCAGACTCACTCTGAAGCATAGGACTGATTAAAGAAACAATTTTGGTGGCAGTTGCTCTACTTACTTTAACGCCATTCCTTAAATGCTTTTCAATGGTCTTGGCATCTAATTTTGACATATCTTCAATTGATGTAATGTGTTTTGGTAATGGCATGTCAGTCAATGCAAATCGGTCTGCACCAACTCCCACCAGTGAGATTTCATAAATAAGGGCTTTTGTCATATGATTCGGATTATCAGGATCTTCAAAATACCAGTTTCCGCCTATTGATAAAGCATGCCCGAAACCACCTCTAAAAGCAGACACTGCATCTTTTGTGATAAGAGTATGGATATCGTCAAGGTCGCGCAATAAGAGCTTAAAAAACAGGCCTTTTTCATCTTCTTTAAGGATAGTAAAATTTCCTGCAATATTACCAGCTGAACTCCAGTGATCTACAAAGCAGACAGGATTAGTTTTCATTCGGTCCAGGATATAAACCGGTTTACCATCCATGCTATGCGGAATATCTCCATATGAATCAGGCTCGTCTTTTGTATTGGCATAACCAGTAATATAGAATTTCCCGTTTTCGCCATCTTCACCTTCTTCTTTTGTTACCTTCATGTCGATGATAGGAATTTCTTTTGTCTGTATGCCAAGCTTCTTTAGGCGTTCCGCAGTTTCAATATCTCGTTTATCCATTGCATAATCTCCTTTGAAGTATCAGTAATGGCCAGGGCAACAAAAAAGGGAATTCCAGTCAGGCGCGCCCGAAATTCCCTTTTTGTATTCTTAGTCTGCTCCGTCCGTCGACTCGGCAGAACCCTTTTTATATTTTATAAATCAGCTAATAGACAGAAACAATATCTCCATCTTTAGTTACATATATTCTGTTCGATAATTTACATTCTTCATCAAAACAATGTAACATGTCCAATAATTCTCCTACTGTTTCAGCATACTCATTTTTCCTCTGACTCATCTGGATGTGAGTTCGTTACTTCAATATCTTCTCGTGCCATTTTCGTGTCTCCTAATTTTTTATTGTTATGCCATTAAAAATCCCTATACAATAAAAAAAATCATTTTACAAGACATATTCACTCAAACATCTGCATTCGACAACATTTCCAAAGCTGGCGCCTCTGGACATATCTTTCGGATACATTAACTCCTCACCACTGACAATGAACGGCTGAAGTAAATTTACAACCTGTCCACCAGCATTCCAATGATCAAATCGACTGGCAGGAGGACGCCTGACGCGCGAATCTCCCATATTACGCCATATTTTTTCTGTCTGAGTTACTGCAGCAGCTCCGCCTAAAATACCTGGTGTTAAGTCGCTGGCCACTTCAGCTTCTATAAATTTAGTGGCTTCCGCTACTGTTTCCGTTTCCTGCATAGCGATTTTATTTACACGTGCTTGAAATTTTCTTCTTAATATGACTGCAGCGGCCAGTGCCAACTCTCTATTTGTTAATATAACACCATCATTAAACGCTTCATCCCGGGCCATTCTAATAGCCTGGATCATTTCTTTTTTATTTGTCTCAGATATGATAGCTGATTGTTTTGGAATGTTTTGATCCCTGTATGCCATTAACGCAAGAAGCAGCAATTCTTCATCAATTTCATCATCTTCATCCTGATCCTGCTTAATTGATTTCCGGATCCCGATTCCACCAGTAAAGGCTTTTTGAACACGTCTATACTGTTTATCAAGAATCGCTTTCCATGCCGGTTCATAAGCCATGGCGTCCGGAGGAAGGCCTGTCTTGGTTACAGTGATTCTGAAATCTACCAGTATAGAATTAAACGCAGATATGATATCCGGTCTAAATGTTTTCTCCAGCTTTAATTTCAGATTTAATTGTTCGCCCAGTGGTAGCATTATTTTACCAAATTTTACAGGATTTCATCCAAGGTTCTATTCCATTCCTGCACCAAATATCATACCAGCTTGTCATATAAAAAAAATAACCTGATTTGAAACTTTTTTTCATATTTGAAAAAGTTAAAACTTTCCTACAATCAGATCTTTTTACCCATCCGCTATCTCCGTTGCTCAATCCTGAAAGTCTCCATGAATTACTTCGGACACCATTGGCAACGATATATTTTTTATTTTTGTAAAAAACAGTATCACCAAGATTAACTCTGAAACACCATTTAAAGCTCAAAAATACAACGTACACCCACCAGTAAATTTTTTTAATAGTAGTCATAATTTTTTCCTTTCGTGCCTTTAATCATCATCGTTTTCATCCTCTTCAATCTCGCGCCTTATACGCTCTTCCAGTTCTTCCGGTGTTTCATAATTATCAAGCGTATGCTGATCTGATCCCATAGGAATCATCGTGCCAGGTATATAAACCTCATCGCCACCATCTTTCAATGGCTCTCTATGAGGCAGTAATTGTCTGAGCTCATTAGGTGTTTCAACATTTATCTTTTTGCGCTTTTCAATCTCTTCAAGTTTCTTGCGCATGATAATATCGATTGATTCAGGATCATATGTTAATCGATATACGGAAGGATCCAGACCATATCGAGGCAGATATACTTTTGAAATCCCAGCAAATATCGTGTCATAAGTCGTACACACAGGATTTGTATATAACTCAAAATAACCCTGTTCCATGTTGTTATAGCTGCTGGCATCAGTGGTTATCAATGCCAATGGTATTTTATATCTGAGGAAAATTGCTTCCTTAGATGAGCTATCCAATGTCTGATAATCCATATCTTTATTGTGTGTTCCGGCTTCTGTGATATCAACATCTTTTGCACTTATGACCGCAATGCCGCCTTTTTTAGTGCCTCCAAGCTGTTCATTTATTCGTTTTTTACGCTCCTTATGCTGATCATCATTCATTTTATCTTTGAATGTAAAAATCAAAGATAAGCGCCCACCGTTATCAAGAAGAGCAAGATTATGATACTTTCCTTTAAGATGCTGTCTGATATCAGTTGCAGCTGCTTCCAAAGGACTGTCAGGCTCAGCATCATCTGAACGTGATGAAAAGCCGGTAATGCGATAAACCTCTCTTAAAGGACCGTCCAGGTAAGCCAGTTCGCCTTTGCGTATGTCTTCTGTCCGTACATATGTTCCTCTTCCCATTTCCTTTCCGGTCAAAATAAACGCATCAGGGAAAATATCAAAGGATGATTTAACTGATATGTTTTGAGGCTTAGGCGCATACATTTGAAGAGGAGGCCTTTTAAAATTACCAAACATTAAATAATATCCTGCATGGGTCAGTAAATAATGCCTGGCCAGCTTGCCTACAAATTCACGGTATGTTTCAAAAGGATTAGGATTAAGGAGAGCCTGTACTGCCGGATGCTTACTATCATACTCTTTGTCTTTGCCTTCTGTTTTTAGCAGAACCGGCTTTATCTGCTCAATGGGATCGGCTATCATATCAACTGCAGTTGCAACAGCTGAGTCGTTACGATAAAACTCCATGGCCCGAGAAGCCGAAACACGTCCTCCTCCGGTCAAGGCATATTCAAGAAGACTGCCAGGCTGCAGGTCCATCATACCGCCAACAACCAAAGACTTTTTGCCCCCAGTAAACCCTAAAGAAAGATTCTTATCAGTAAACGGTATTTTTAAATCCATTCAGAGTCCTTATTTAATCTTTATACGCCTTCCACTCATTATAAGCTATCAATGCCTTTGCTTCAGCATGTGTTAAGTATGGCCAGTCAGACATTTCTTCAACGACATAAGCAGGCTTTGTTGTAATCAATTCAGATGGCACTGTTCTTTTCACATCATCGCTCTTATCGACAATTATCATTGTACCATCATCATTTTGATTTCCTGCCGGAAAGCCTTCTTCTGACATAAACGCATCTGCTTGCGCTCTAACGGAAGGATCATATTTGATTACTGTATATATGTAATTTATATAAGGCGGTTTTTCTGTGACTAATTTTAATGGCATTTTATTTCCTTTTTTAAAATCTTGCCAATGTCAATATTGCCTGGCCTGAAAGATCAGTAGTAAAAAATCTTACCTGGTCTAATTTACCCTCATAATCTTCTCCGATACTTGGGTACCAAACGCCCAAACAAAAAAAGTCAGTATTGGCCATTAATCCAACGCCCGGATTATAAGAGCCGACGCTAAAACCCGAAACAAAATATTCTATTTCAAAATCTGACTTTTGTCTTACACAATGATGAACCCATGCGTCTTCCGCATGGCCTGAATCAAACTCTTCGCTCCCGCCCTGTGTATAAATAGCAACCTGGCCGCTCCCAACGTCGACATAAGGATAAACTGCCAAACCATCGTCTTCAGATTCATCACCGATACAAACAGCACAACCATAATCAGCAACCGAATAACTTGAAGCAGTCCAAAACGAAAGAGTCCATGATGATAATCCCTGCAGCAAATTTGTAAAGGCTGTGTCGACATTAGCTGCATAATCGTTAATACCATCAAAATCCATTGCCTTATTGATTACGCCTGTAATGCCTTGCGTCACTCCCGTGGGTGTTAAGATATAACCGTTTCTTGAGCCTATTGCGTTCCCGCTTACTTCATCCAACATCCAAAGCTCCGGCATATCCTGCCAAACTTCGCTATAAGTACCTACTTTTGGCATCCCTGCTTTCATTATGATACTAACCTTCCATCGGTTACAAAAACATCACTGCCCAAATGTTCAATAGAAGCTTTCGCCCATTGCTTTTCGGTCTTATCGGCATTATCAGCATTGTGGATAGTTGCAGTACCTGCGATTGTTACCTGGCCCGCGCCCTTTTGCATAATGACGCACCAGAAGTCAGAATCAAGCCCGGTATCAACATCTAAATCAATATCTGATGCATTGTTAAGAGTAACCAGTTTTCCTTTATCTGCATTAACGAGTGTATATGATGTGCCTGTCTGTGCGTTAATTACAAGGCCTGTTACTCTCGCAAGCTCTGCAGTTGTTAAATGCTGATATTCATTTACCGTTCCACCCTGCAATCCGGCAAGATTATTATGATCCGTAGCTTGAGACGGTGTAAATGTTGTTGCAAAAGCAGATTCGAAGTCAGCAGTAGCAGCACTTTTCTGAAATACCAAGCGACCTATTAGTTTTCCGTGTTCTACCAGTCTCGCAGGTACAGAAGAAGGAATAGGAGCAGCTTCTGCCCCTGCTTTAGATACATACTCATCATCTCCATAAATAAGAACTAAAGCACCGTCTGTTTCAATGTATATCCAATTTACTGACCATCTATTGTTTGTCATGGTGGTCAGCACTCCTGCATTATCATATTGCAGATTGTCCCATTGTGATTGACTTGCAACCTTTGTGAATGATCCGTAATAATAATCGAAAGTATCTGGCCCGGAAGTATCAATCGCGCTTATAACATACTCATTCAATGCGTCATAAAGTTCTCCAGCACTTACTGCAATATTTCTTGTGCCGGTGCCAGAAGCAATTAAACCGCCTAATCTTTCCGCTCTTTTTAAAGGCTCTGTTTCATAAAACCTGTGAATGATTTGCCTTATTGCATCAAAAGCAACAGAAGGAGTATTTTTTATATGTAATGTATCGCCTTCATTAACTACTGACCCGAGTAAAAATTCATCATGTCCATTAAAATCATTTGTGGTTCTAACTACAACCTGGGGAGAACCTGCATTATATTCAATTCCAACAAATCGAGTGGTATCAGTAGGAATTGCTATTCCGCTTGAAGCTGCCCAATCAAATGAGAATAATTCACCCTCACATGCATCAGTAGATCGAATAAATCCAGAACCTGCGGCAACATCAATTTCAGCACTTCCTGCATCAGTAATAGCATTGTCACATTCCGACCCGGCACTTGAAATTAAATTTATAAACTGATGTAAATTGTCATATGTGGGTGTTCCTAAATTTTGAATTTCAAGGTCTGCTGGATAAATTACTACCGTCCCGGTTTTCCCGTTGACTGATTGAACAAGATCAGTATTATCAATCTTTTGCCATGCACTTCCGTTATTGATTACCCAGTCACCAATTTCCCAGTCAGATATTCCATCAAGGGACGTGGTACCTGCAACACTGACAACATAATAATCGCATTGAACGCCGCCGCCGCCGCCATTGCTTAGAGTTGGAGTGTTTGTACTGGCGTTCCATGTTCCTTTGTATGTCAGACATCCATCCATGGGAAGCTGATCAACCGGGACCTTTCCTGTTTCATCAAGACTGGCCACTCCGTTCGGAATACCTATCCATGACATTGGGATTGAAAGAATTTTAAAAATCTTACTAAAAATAGGGCTTGCCATTTTATCCCCCCTCTTAATCAGTAGTTATTAATCGCCACTAACTCCTTGGCGAAATTGTCTGAATACCATGGTAACACTTCCGGAGGTATAGGCACTCAAGCCAGCCCGATACCAAGCAATGACAGGCTCTTCACCAGGCTGATCTCCCATACGGTCTTCATCACCATCCCAGTCATACTCCTGGATGATTCTCCAATTGTCTTCATCAAAGCCTTCAGCGGCCGGATCTTCAATAGATTTTTGAATTGCAACGGTGGCAACTCCATCCCCAAAAAATAAAAAATCAAACGGCCTACTGTGCAGTTTGATTGGTTCGCCGTATTCATCCGTAACGGCTTTTGTGGTAACTAATTCCTTAATATATTTGGTTTCCATCTAAAGGACCTCCCATGTAATAATAGTTATCATAGGCAAAAAAATAGAAAAGGGAAGTCCGGCAGGATGCGCCCGAAATTCCCTTTTAAAATCAGTTCTGAAAATGTCCGTCAACATTCCAGAGTACTTTTACATTTAAAAATGCGCTAACACATATAAAA